AGCCTTCTCAGGAACATAGTTGATCTCAGTTTGAACGTCAGCGTTCACACCCAAGCCCACAGCAGTTGTGTGGTAGATCATGTTCTTACCAGCAGTTACTGCTGATGTTGAGAAGATTTTAAAGCCAAGAAATTCCTTGGCAGTTACGCCGCCTGCGAATGGCAGATTTTGATCGCCAACAAAGTCGCTTGAAGCAAACTCTGTAATGTTGAATAAGTCTGCATATCCAGCAGGGTGCATAGCAATGTAACGACCGCCATCTTCTGGAACGTCGGCTGCGCCGAGAGTTTCAAAAGCAGTCAACAGAGTTGCTTTAGCAACAGCAGCACCGGCAGAGCCAAGTTGAACTGCGTTTGCACCTGCGTCCATTGCTGTATAGATGATTTCGTCAGTCTTACGACCCAAGGCAGCAGCGGCAGATTGTGCCACAGCTTGACGCTCATCAATGTTGGTCTTCAGTTCATCGAGCTTGTCGATGTACTCTGGTGCATAGTAGTCAGCCATTGTGGCCTCTACGTTTGTATGCGCCAGTTCCATTGGAGTTACGTTACCGTTACGAGACTTGGTGGTAGCTGAACCAGAACCGATCTTCTGGAAGCGAACTACGTTACCACGAACATTACCAGCAGTGCGGACGGTGTTGCGAAGTTTCGAACCCATGCGCTGATACGCTAGATGTACTTCAGTCTCGAACTGCTTAATAAAAGCGACATCAATTGTGTTCGCCATCTTTTCAGTCCTCTTCTAAAGTTTTGTTTTGCACATTTCGGTTGTCCGTTTCGCTCTTCATCCAGTTGTCCCTGTGGGGCTGTCAGTTAGAAACAGGCCGTATATCAATCAAATGACACCTCTATGTCTGATGCGCAACGCACAAAACGCACACAAGCAAAGCCATTGATCTTTACAATATCTTCTCCAAACATAAATCCAAGCCAATGTAACCAGTTAATTGTTTTCTGATGATCCACAGGAACTACGTTTTCAAGTATGTCCCAGCCATCTTGCATATAATCAAGCATGTTCCTAGACGCTCTGGCAAACCTGCGAGAATGATCTTCAATCATTTCTGTACCAAGCAACCATATCTGACCAGACCGCAATCCGTCAGATGAGTTTATAGGAACAACGCCAAACATGCAGGCTGGTGTATCTTTATAAAGGGCTGTCCATGTAACAGCATCTTTTCTAAGGAGGGGGTAGCGCAACGCCCTCCAAGGCGTTGCGCTATGAATCATGCACTCGCGTACATCTGTCAGCCTCAGATGATCTTGCAAGTATTCTGCATGATCCATTGTAGATGTAACAATTTTCACATCGCCGTCATGATGAAAACAACTAACGGTAGATTTTGGAAAATCCTTCTTCAACTTGGCGCACATACGCTGGGTCTCTCTTAGCAGGGTTCCAGTAACGAGGGTCTTTCATCATGGTGCGAAGATGATCCTCGTCCATAGATTGAGCAGGCTGAGAACTAGATGCCATTTGTGTCTGTGTAGTATTAGACATAATATGTTCTAAAGCCTCAATTCCCTGTGCTGTTGAGCCAAGCTGCAACACAGCATCAGACAACTCATCAGGAAAAAACTTATTAGCCCAAAGCTGCACAGCTTCAATACGAGCGTCTGCGTTTTCACCAAGCAGTCTATGTTCAGCATCAAGGTCAGGTTGTGTTGAAGCATAGAACTCAGCATACTTTTGTATGCCTTCACTAAACTGTTCTTGGCTAAATCCCTGCTCATATGCGTGGTTTGCCCACCACTGAAACAACTCATTGTCGTTTACAAGGTTTTCATCTAACTGCTCGGGAACAAGATACTCACCAACAGAAGCTGGTCTGTTAGCATAACGCTGCTCCTCAAATTCTTTTTGAATCTCTGCTCGCAAAGATTCTTGCCCCTGACCTAACTTTGATTCCAAGGCAGAGTATGAGGACGCCATGTCCTCTGGTGTTTTGAATTTTTCTGGTAGCCACTCAGGTCTATCAGACACAGGTGCTTCAGTAGCTAAAGTAGCTACTTCTACATTATCTGCTTCATCCATTTTGTTTTATCCTTTGTGAATGTGAAATACGGCGCTCTATTACGCCTACTAAATAGCGTTGCCCCTCAAGATGGCGCAACTCTGCGTCACTTGCATTCGGTCCTTGTACTGATTCAATTGTAATCGAACGCAAGTATTTCAAGACAGCACTACCTGTAGGTGTCTTGAAAACTGCTTCTATATTTTTGGAGATAGTTTGATCGTCTTCTAATGATCTTTGAAAACCATCAAGTCCGAAGTATGCTTTCGGCATCAGGTACATCACCCTGTTGTTGTGCCTGCGCATACTGTTGTGCAGCCTGTAATAGCTGCTGCCGCTCAACCTTATCCCTTACCAAAGTGTCAGGGATGCCAAACTTCTTGGCAAGATATAACGCAGTATCTTCAGAGTTTATCAACAGGTTCAAAACTTGCGGCCCAAAGCTAGTGCCAACAAGTTGTAGATACCGAGATACGGCTGAAATATCTTGGTTTGCCTGTGCCTGCGCAAGCGGTGACACAGAACGGATTTTAACTTCACGACCATTGATCGTGGGTATTTCAATGCGGCCTTGTTTTTTAAGAATGTAAACAACGCGCTGTAATACAGGCTGCACCATCTCAGCTTGTAGTCTTCCAAAAGCAGAGCCAATACGGCGAGATAGGTCAGCCATGCGTTCTGCAACTTCTGTTGCTGATGCTGGTGTTTTGTTTGGATCACCAAGCATATCATTATACAATGCTCGCTTGATGTTGTTACGCATATCTCCAAGCACGAGATTAGCTACGTCAAAGTTGCCAGCATTCTGAATTGGCTGCAAACCCTGAGAACCCATAGCCTTTGGAATGATTGTGCCGGGTACAAGGTTAATAGTATCTGTGTTAATGATACCATCGTCATCCATCTGATAGATGCCGGAGATAGCCATCTGTGCATTTTCAAGCACTAACTCAATGGTCAAGTTAGTTGTTTTGATAGCAGACAGTGCGTTAATTAATGGCCCACGACCATAAATTTCACCAGATGCTTTTGACCAACGGAAGCAAACATATGGGTTTGATCCTGTGCCTTTGAACTTTTCGTAATAGATTATTTCTTCATCAGCTTCGTTGATGACAAAGTAATCAAAAGCATCTTCATTTATCTTTTCATAATTACGGCAAACAACTTCAAGAACTTTTGTTTTGCCTTCTGGCTGTGTGGCTACAGACCTTAATGTCTTTTCTCCAAGTATTGCTTTTGGATACGCAATAGGAATTGAAGAGTTCTTGAGTTCACGCGATCTATAAATGTGATCAATCTGATCATCAGGTCCAGTGTCCAAATAAACAGAAGGCAAAGGGATTGCGTTAAAACGGACAGGGTTAATTGCGTTACCTTCTTCAACCAGTAACACACCTGTTCCAACAGCCAAGTCCATGAAGCTCTCATGGATTTCCTGACCGAAGTTAGAATTTTGGATAACCTCGAATACATAGTCTGTAACCTCATCTAGCTGATTATTAACTTCATCTTGCTGCTCTGGGGGTATTTCAGAACCAGCAATAAAATCAGCCCAGCGAGCAAAGTTAGGAACAAGGCCAGACTGAAGGCGAGATGCGAACTCTTGCGTACCAACTACAGCAGTCTCATCGAATATCTTGTCATCACGGCGCTGCCCGGCAACCTCATAAAAAAAGGATTGCCGCATAGGCAAAGCGTATTCATAGCACTCTTCAAACAATGGCTCAAAGTTTGTACGAGCAGACTGGGCGCGTTGATAACGCGCCAACATTGTTTGTGCTGTTTTCTCGTGCATTACAGAGTTTCGCTATAATAGCCAAGACCGCCCTTAGTCCCAGTCAGCAAAGACTTGCGACTAGAGCCACCACCAATGCGTTTTGCTTTTGCAGTTTCTTCTAACTGCTCGCCTTTCGCTTTAGCCTTGCGCTCTTGCTCTTCTTTCTCTTGATTTTCTTTAGCAATCTTTTCGTCTTCTGAGACTGCTGGCTCTTTGCTACCGCCACCTAAACACATAGTAAACCCCTTTTTATAGACGTATAAGTTTTCAATAACCCTTTTGCAATTGTGCTAGCAACGCACAAATTACAACCTTGACCATAAACCTTGCCTTCTAGGCTTTTGCCTACGGCTAAATACATCAAAATCTCTTGTAGCCTGTATCGGTTTGGTTTGCATAGATGTATTAGACATGAGTTGCTTACCTTCGCCAGCGCCAAGCATTAAGTATTGCAAGGCATCATGCACATGAGAGAAGTGATTTTTATCTGGCTTATCTGCATACCTCTCACCAGACACTTGCATTCTTTTGTATTGATACCCACCCTCAAATCCTTTAATCAAAGTACGGCATCGATAGTCAATTAAAAACCCAGACATCCCTTCTATCATGCGACCAAGCGGAGCAGATACACTCTCAAGACGCAAGGACACATCATTAGATGGTGCTGGGCGGGCATACAATCCAGCTCCGCGCAATATTTGAAATGGTGTACTTTCATCTGTTTGAGCGCGAAAATCTCCAGCGGGGTCGCCAAAGATTATAACTTCGCTGCCTGAATAACGTGTGGCTATTTCTTGTCGCAAGACTTCAGCAAACCTAACAATGCCCATGTCAAACGCAACTATCTCTTGCATGATGAGCCAACGACCACGCACCTTCTGTCCTATAGCCGCAGCCGGTGTTAAGCCAAAGTCAATGCCAATATACACAGGCATACTGGCTGCTACTGGTATTTCTTCTTTAGATATGTGTATGTCAGGGGCAAACATCGCATAGACAGGCTTTCCGTCTTTTATGCTGCCGAGGCGGTTCATCACATACACATCGATCCAGCTTTTGGTTTTGCCTTGAACAATGTTGGGATAATAGTCTTTGCGCATGTTGTTCAAATTCTCTGCGAGTTCGTTTGGAACGTAACCGGCGACTTCGCCTTCTTCGTTCTTCTCTTCTCGCATTCCGGCTGGTTGCGTAAAGAATTCCCAGTTGTCTGGCTTTACCAACATCCTTGCTTCTTCGCGTCCAATATGATCTGGAATAGGAACCTCGCCCGACATTATAGGCCACCAATGATCTTCCTCCGGCGCGTTAGTGTCACAGATAACGCCTGTCCATGTGCAGCCGCCATCTTTCATAGAGGGATAACGACCAACACGCATAGTGCAGGCATCGATAATAGACTTAGGAATCTCTCGTGCTTCGTTGACCCAGATGCCGGTCAACTCCAATGACAATAGTTTCTTGACATCTTCTGGCCTGTCAAGTGCTAAGAATATAACCTCAAGGTCAAGATCATTAACTTTAATGTGATGTGTGTATGGCACGACCCATGAGAACTTGCCCCATGTTTCTTCTGGAAACCAGTCAAGCCAAGTTTTGATTGTTGTTGTTTTAAGCTGTGGGTTGGTATTACGGATGATAGCCCAACGGCTGCGCCGCTTGCCAGATTGATCAGGCTCTTGTTGCAATGCTCGTCTAAATATTTCTACGCAACATCCAACAGACTTGCCTGAGCCAACAGGACCACGCAGGCCACGAAAGAATACATTAGACTTCATAAAAGCCTTTAGTACATCTCCGTCAGGTTTGTACTTAAATTTTGTCAACCTTGTGATCCACCCCAAACTTAATCATACGCTCAACAACATTTGGCGCAATAACAGAGATAACTTTATCTGCCTCTCTATCTGTTACAAACTCTTCAGGGTGGTACGCAAGGTGAACCTTCTTAACAATGCGTCTAAGAAGATCACGCTCTTCTTTTTTAAGCGTGTGCATGAAAGACATTAGTTGACATCCTTTGGCTGACGATACTGAGTACCAAACCTATGATACAAAGCCAATGCCGTTTCGTCACCATTATTCATTGCTTCTTCTAATAAATTATAAATGTAAGTGCAGTCAGAGTAAGTAAGCCAGACAGGATACCCATCTGGCTTACCAAGCAATGCTCTCTCTATATAATCTGCTGTGTTAGCGTACCGCTTCATCTGTACTTCTTTGCAACATTAGCCGCAGACTTCGGCTGTTTGGAAAACTGTTTACCAGCTTTGGTGTCTTTTCTCTTCTTAGCAGAAGATGCTGCATACTGTGAAGAGGACATAGCCTTTATAGCTTTCTCTGGCAAGTATCTCTCGCCAGTTGCTTTTGGGCCTTGCGTAGATAATTTAC